TTTCGGAAATCGTTGGCGATGCCAAAAGCGAAGAGTTTGAGAACTCCACCTACCGCATCAGCGATGAGACTTGGGGCAGAAAGCCTGCCATCGATAAAGAAGAACTTGAAGCAATGGAGTTACTCCACAAGAGGGGCATCATCGATGACACAAAGTTCTATGGTTATATCACAGAGAAGTTAAAGGAGATAGCAAAATGAATGTAGTAGCACTGATTGGCAATCTCACAAGAGACCCGGAAGTCCGTTATACAAATGACCATATGGCGATTGCATCCTTCTCAATCGCCATCAACAGACCGCCAAAGAAGGACGGCACTGAGGGCGGTGCAGACTTCCCTCGCATTACCGTCTTCGGCAAACAGGCAGAGAACTGTGAGAGATTCCTGCACAGAGGGAGCAAGGTCGGTATTGTTGGCAAGATCCAAACTGGCTCGTATGAGAAGGATGGTCAGCGTGTCTACACAACCGACATCGTTGCGGACAGGGTCGAGTTCCTTGGCAGACCGCAGGAAGCGAATGCTGCACAGGATCAGAACGTGATTGACTTCCATAATAAACAGGCAGCCAACCATACCACTGCCCCGGCAGCACAGGCAAGCAATGCGTGGGAAGCCATCAAAGATGATGACATTCCCTTCTAACAAGCGGAACATCTAGGAGATTGTAATGAGTGATAAGAATCCTGCGGTTCTCTGGTATCCTGCTGATTACCTTGTCGGCACGATGGGCATGACATGGGAGCAGAAAGGACGCTATGTAGAACTGCTTAACATCCAACACCAAAAGGGGCATCTGAACATCGAGAAGTTGATGCCGGATTGCCCCCCGGAAGTGTACGAAAAGTTTGTCCAAGACAAGGACGGACTTTGGTACAACGAACGAATGGAACTTGAGCAACAGAAGCGCAAGAAGTTCGTGGACTCACGGCGAAAGAATCTCTCCAAGAAGACCGAGGATAAAGAGATATCTGATGCCAAGAATGCTAGGAAGAAAATCGAGGGCAGGCTGCAGCAGATGCGCTCCCCTGCCCAAGCAAACATTAGAGATAGAGAGGATGACCTATGGCGAAGCGAGTAAAGAAAGACGGGACGGAGTATGCGGACAGACAAGTCCGCATTTCTCTGACCAAGAATAGATGCCTGTGCAAGGACGCGTTCCAGATGTGGATCGCCAAAGAGAGGAAGGTCAAAGGCGAAACACAGTACGAGCGGATCTCCGGGTACTACACCACCTTCGAGTCCCTGCTCGATGGCTTCATCCGTGAGCAAGGCAAGAAGACAGGCGGCGAAGACCTTGAGAGTGCGCTGACCGAGTTCTCCAAACTGGAAAAGGATATGCGCAGGATCGCAAAGACGATTGGGAAGGAGTTGGATGAGCGTGTATAAGAAAACAATGGAAGGAGTAAATTACCTTGTTCAGAATGAGTTGGACATGGCTTGCGAGGACAATGGCGATTCGTTCTCCTCTGACCACGAAGCGTTCTCTGTCATCCTTGAAGAAGTTGCAGAGAGCAAAGAGGAAATGTACGCAATTATTGATTGCATGAGCGGACTATGGAGATCCGTCCGGCAGGACAACAAGAACGGAAACATCCTCACGGACATCGAGCGTCATGCAAGACGGCTTGCCTGTGAAGCGATACAAGTAGCAGCGATGGCTAGAAAGGCAATGTGATGCCGAAGGTACTGGAGAAAAGAGGAATTGAATACTACTGGTTCAGCGTTACGAATGACCAGTACGAGTTCCCGGTAGGCGGCATCTATGACAATCTGACAGACTATGCACTTGCGGTCGGAAAATCAGAGAATGCGATTCGGTCAGCCGTGTGCAGATCAGAGAAGCGTGGCAGATGGTCACACTATAGGAGAGTTAGGAAGGAAACGATATGAGTGTTAGTTTATGGCGATGGACGAAAGCCTGCGACTCGCAACCATGCGTAGGCGATTGCGACCACTGTAGTTTCGATAGCACATGGTGCGAGAGATGCAAGTTCTATGTAGAGGATGGTGACTTCTGCGGTCACCCACTGCTTGACAAAGACCTTGATGGTGGTTGCGAATGGCACGAGCCAATTGAAGGCGAAAGCCTTTGATTCATTTGTATCCTGTGGCGCATTTTGGTCTATAGTGCGCCACATCATAGCCGAGTGGCGAAGCGGTGAACGCACCGGGTTTTGATCCCGGCATTCGTGGGTTCGATTCCCACCTCGGTTGCCACTGCATGGAAGGGGCGAACGAATACTTATCACTTATCACATTCGCAACCGCTATTCAGACCCTTACCGCCCCTTCCGTGCAAACCATAGAATGGGGGGTTATTGATGATTATCATAGGATATCAAGGTATAGGCAAAAGCACATTGTCTCAAAAGAACTTTAGATACATAGACCTTGAAAGCAGTGCGCTATGCAAGGGTGGTGTTCGTTGTGAGAATTGGCATGAGCCTTACTGCATGATTGCAGAATGGTTATCGAGACAAGGCTATATCGTATTTGTATCGAGCCACAAGGAAGTGCGAGGCTATCTGAATGAGTGTTGCAAAGAGCCGTTCTGCGCTATCGTTCCAAGTGAAAGCCTAAAGGATGAATGGACAGACAAGTTACTGAAGCGGTATAAACAGTTTCCAACTGATAAAAATTACAGAGCGTACAGGAACGCAGTTGACAGATTTACAGAGAACATCCGTGAAATCAAGAATGATGTTGAGGACGTGCGTGAAATCAGATCGATGACTTATGAATTGAACAAGATAATTGACGAGAAAGACGATGACAAATCCTGCGACACTTGCAAGCACTATGACAAATGGTGGGATGACATCGTCTGCGATGGATGCACAAAAGCGTACAGTAATTGGGAAAGGAGAGGAGATGTCGAGGACATTCATAGAGATCGCTGATGACCTAAATGATTTGGTTACTGAACTCAATGACAAAATCGTGGAATCAATAAGAGAAAAAAACGCAGATGTCGCACCAGTTAGGCATGGGCGGTGGACGCACGAAAGACTACCAAGTACAAGTGGCGGTTCTTATGCAGTGATAAGGTGTTCCGAGTGTCAACTGCAAGTGCCAACATACGAAACGAGGTATTGTCCGAATTGCGGTGCAAGAATGGATGGTGAAGATGATGACGATTGAAGAAGCAGTAAGACGGCTGAAGAAGATACGCAGGTTTGCCCCCTTCTTTCTCGATAAGGAACTGGACGAAGTTACCGCCTTGCTTGAGAGCATCACAACCTGTGGGCATTGCAAATATCTAATCGTGCAGGATGATGGTGTAAACTATTGTAGATTGTACAAGACCGCAAAGCCGTGGGATGGCTTTTGCGAAAAGGGAGAAAAGAGATGACATTAGAAACAATTCTTATAATTGGTTTGACCGCAATCATGTGTTGGTTATGGAATATCGTATCGCTTCTGAAGAAGATTTTGAGGAAAATGAAATGACTAATAGCAGAGCAAAAGGCGCAAGAGGCGAAAGAGAACTCGCCAACCTGCTGAAAGAATACGGATATGAGTGCCGGAGAGGACAACAGTACTCTGGATCAAATGGCGATGCAGATGTTGTCGGTCTTCCGGGAATCCACATCGAGTGCAAGCGTGTCGAGAAACTCAACATCGAAAAGGCGATGGAGCAAAGCGCACGAGATGCACGAGACGGCGAGATGCCTGTGGTAATGCACAGGAAAGACAGACACCCTTGGCTCGTCACGATGGCAATGGGTGATTTCATGGAGATGTACTCCAAGGTGAATAAGAATGATTAATGACTACATCAGTTTCAATTCAGCGAAGTTCGTTAAGGATTACTACAAGGCGATCCGCATCGTGGACGAACTCCGCAGCCAACTGAATGACATCGATTATATAAGAAGCGTTCCTACAGATGCGGACAAAGTGCAGACATCTCCTACCGGGGATCAAGTAGAAAAACTTGTTCTTCGCAGGTTAGCCATCCAAGAACGCATCGACAATTACGAGTGGCACATAAAGACCTACGAGAAGGCACAGAATAGCCTTGAGCCGAACGAAAGAAAGGTTCTTGAGCAATTCTTCACCGCACCGTCTAAAACGGACGCAGTAGCCATTCTAGAAGAAAGCGGAATCTCTCGTTCACAAGCCTACAACAGATCGGA